TCAGCGCAATCTCGCCTGAAGTAGCGCGGTGGCACGGGCGCGGCCGAAGAGCGCCATGAGCGTGCCGATCAGGCCGCCGACTGCCTGAATGACGAGGATGACGTTCTGGCCGATCTCGTCGGCGAGCTCCGGTGTGATGCTGATGCCAAGGACCACGCCGACGAGCGGGAGCACCGTGGTGATCGCCGTGAGCAGCGTTCCCCAAATTGTCAACGATTGCCACCAGCCTTTGGCGTCGGAGGTGGTGTCGGGCTTGGTAACGGGAGCATCGGTCGGGCCGGTCATATAATGGTTCTCCTCGGTTGATGAAGGATCGTTGGCTCGTGGGATGAGGCTGGCGGCGGCGGTGAAGGTGGCGTCGATGCGGCGAAGCCAGCCGCGACCGAAGCGCCAGAAGTGGGGAAGTGCGCGGTAGCGTTGTCGTCGAATGGCGGCGTAGCGTGCGAGCGCCTGGCGTGGATCTGCAGTCCGGGCAGCGCCGAGCGTCATGGGGCCGATCTCGCCATCGATCTCGACGCCGAGGGCCTCCTGAAGAAAGCGCGCAGCCGTGCCGACGCCGTGGTTGACGCCGGCATCGAAGTGCATGAGGGCCAAGGAGGGCCTCAGCGCCGGGCAGCGCGCGGGCCGCCAGTAGCGTGTCTCGTAGATGCTGCGTACGAGCGGGTCGGGGATGCCGCGAAGATCCGCTTTCAGCTCGGCGAGATTGGCCGATGTGACCTCGATGCCGTGTTCGCGTGCGTAGACGGCGAGCGTGATGCCCTTGTTGGTCGGGCCGCCGGGATCGTTCGGATCGTCAGTCCAGCCGCCTTCCATCGCGAGCACGTGGCTGAGCGCGAGCTCGAATTTGTGGTCGCCAGCCCGTGTGGTCTGCTGCGCTCCGGGCATGCGGAACCCGAGTACAAATCCGCGATCGAAAGGTGCGACGGTGACGGCATTGGACTGATTGCCACCAAGAATTAGGACGTGCGTCGTGGTCATGCCGACGAGGAAGCCGACATGGCCAAGTGCCGGATCGTTGCCGCGGCTGAGCACGGCGATCGCGCCGATCTCGGGTGCATCCGTCGGAGCGCCCCAGTCGAGATAAGAGCGGGCGCGAAGCGAGCGCGTGCTGGTGACACCGGCACGCTCGAGACAGGCGCCGACAAAGGCAGCGCACCACGCGGTTTCGTCGCCTTGATCCGGATGGCCGAGCTCGTCGAACATCGCGACGATGCGCGGATTGTGCGCGGCTCCAGGAAGTTCCGATTGGCCAAGCTCGCGCCAGGCCTCGGCCATCCAGGATGGCTGCTGCATGAAGAACTCCCTTGCGCAGGCTAGAGAAACGCGGTGGCAGGCGTACCGCGGCCGTAGATCGCGCCGAGCTGGCAGATGCGGACGACGACAGAGTCCGGCGGTGCCCCGAAATCGGCGGTCTGTTCAGCGGCGGTGTAGAGCACCGATGGGTTTGATGCGGAGAGCGTGCGTACTGTGGCGTCGCCGTAGAGCACGTCGATTTCGTAGTGCTCGCTGGCTTCGCCGAGTGGCACCTCCGCACTCTCCCAACTGTCGCCGCCCATGCGCGTGCGGCGTATCCAACTTATGTGGAGGCCGTCGTTATCGCGGCGAGCCCGAATGCGAACCGGAGCAAACGGCCGATGGCCGATGCCGCCGAAGGCGTGGACGATCGTGCCATAGGATGGCGCACCGAGATCGCGGTTCGACGGACCGAAGCGCCAGTTGAGCGGCAAGCCCACCTCGTCGGGTGCGAGATCCAGCCTGATGAGGGCAGTATCGAGCAGCACGAAGCGTGCGCCTGCGGGCAAGAGTGGGCTGATCATGCCTTCCGTGCCCTGCTGTCCGCGGATGAGGGTCGTGAGTGCGTAGGTGGAAGGGGCGACGAGCGTGGCCTCACGGAACTGGATGATCTCCCAGCGGCCGGATGCGTGCTCGACGGCGGCAGCATTGGCGCCGGAGAGAAGCGCGAGATCAGTGACTGAAGCGAGCGCACCGAAATCGAGGCGGACGTGAAGTGTCGTGGCCTTGTCGAAGCGGCTCGAAGGGCGAGAGGGGAGATCGTCGAGCGTCACGCCGATGGTGGCTGGCTCCGTCGGAAGCGCGCGCAAAGTAAAGCCGGAGGTGTCGGGCGAGGAATAGAGTGCGATGGCCCCTGGCCACGGCCGCATCATCGCTGCGAAGTAACCCGCATCGGGTGACTCGTTGCCGAGCAGTAACGGCAGATCGAGGAACACGGCCGATGGCTGGCCGGGGAGAGTCACTTGCGGAGGGTCTGCGTCGCGTGGTGCTGCGGCGACGGGCGTATAAACATCCGGCTCGATGCGGATCGCGTCGATCTCGCGCGCGCCGTGGTCTCCGATCTCGGTAATGCGGAAGAGGCGCGGATCGCCTGGGCCATCGATCGCGACGACATCGCCCGGCTCGAGTGCGATGCGGCTCGGTGGCAACGCGAACTGAGCTTTCTCGCGTGCGGCCCACGTCTCGAAGAGCCAGCTCTCGGCAATCTGTGCGGCTTGATCGGCCTCCATGACGATGGCCAACTCGGCGAGTGAGACGCGGCCGCTAGCGCCGACGAGTCGGCGTGCCTCAGCGACGGCGCGGCGATAGTCGCGTTCCGATGAGGCATATGAAATGCGCGCGGACGCAGGGAGATCTGTCTCTTGCGCGCGGGCGAGACTGATGAGATCGGCGCCGGGCTTGAGCTCGGCTGCGGCGTCGGCGGTCAGCGTGAGCGCGGGCGGATCGATGCCACGATGACGGAAGACGATCCGACCTTCGCTCTCGATCGCGTCGAAGAAATAGGCGAGTTCGAGGGGCTGCAGCGCCTCGCGTGCCGACATGACCTGGTCGATGACGTAGCCGGTGACGACACCTGCGAGCGCGCCGACGTCCAGGCGCTCGAAGCCTTGAGCACGCAGAATATCGGTGACGACAGCGCCAAGTGGCTGGCTGGCAATGCGGCCATTGAGCCAATGACCGTAACGCCAATTCTCGCCATCGCCCCAGGCGAGGCGGTTGTGGGGAAATGCGGGATGGGGCCGCGCATCCCAGGCATAGACGTAGATGTGATCGAGGTCGACCATCGGCGCGCCATAGAGGTCGGAGGTCGGATTGGCGTTCTCGATGTAACCGGGGTGCGCGGGATCGAGGCCTTCGATCGCCGCCTGGAGATAAAGACGCTGAATGAGATCGTCGCGCGTACCCGTGGAGAAGTAGGGACGCGCACTCTCGTTGCTCTTGGGATCAACGAAGACGTTCGGTTGGTTCGCGCCCTTGTCGATGGCCGGACAGCCGACTTCCGTAAGCCAGAATGGCTTGGATTTGGGAACCCATGCGGTTGGCGTCGGGTTTTCGATCCCGCCGGGGCGGTCGTAATGCGCGTTCTCCCACCAGGAGCGGATGTCCTTGAAGCGGAAGACCCAGGGTTTGCCGGCTTCGCCGTCCGTGATGGGTGTGCGGAGCTGGAGCTCGCGATCCTCATCGCTGGCGTAGTACCAGTCGTAGCCCTCGCCGCCGCGGAGATTGGATTTAAGATAGCGGAGATCGTGCAGGACACGCTGGCCGGCCTGCCAGTCGGCGTGATCGCGGCCGTCGCGCCAATCGGCAAGCGGCCAATAGGTGTCGATGCCGATGGCGTCGATGTCTGGCGAGGCCCACAGTGGATCGAGATGGAAGAGCACGTCGCCGCTGCCATCTTGCGGATGATGGCCGAAGTATTCCGACCAGTCGGCGCCGTAGGTGAGCTTCGTTGTCGCACCGAGGATCGTGCGCACATCCGCGGCGAGATCGGCAAGGGCAGCGACGAAGGGATAGCTCGCGGCGGCATCGCGCGATTGGGTGAGACCGCGCAGCTCCGAGCAGAGAATGAAGCCATCGACGCCACCGGCCGCAGCCGCAAGATGCGCGTAGTGCAGGATCATGCGGCGGAAAGACCATTCGGCGGGGCCTGAGTAGTTGATCTGCTGCCCGTTGATGGAGAAGTGATTGGGTTGAGCCGAGCCGACGAATGTCGCGATCTGGCTGGCGGCGGCACCGGACTTGTCCGGCGTGCCCGCAGTCATGGGCGCAGGATGAACCGTGATGCGCCCGCGCCAAGGGTAGGCGGGTTGCGTGTTGTCGGGGGCGTAGGGATTCGGGCGCGTGTTGTCGGTGGGCACATCCATGAGGATGAATGGATTGAGCGTGACCTTGTGGCCGCGCGACTTGAGATCCTGGATGGCGGCGATGACCGTTTGGTCCGAGGGCGTTCCGCCGTAGGCGGGGCGGCCCTCGTGGCTGCTGACCATCGGAGCCGTGCCGCGCGTGAGACCGGCGACGCGCCAGGAAATCGGATCTGTGCTCTTGTCGTCGTTGTCGACGGCTGGACGGACTTGGCAGTGACCAGCGCGCAGATCCGTGCCGAACCAGCTTACCACGAGTGAGACGGCGCCGACGTTGGGGAGCGTGGCTGCGAGCTGGTCGAGCGAAACGCTCCAGTCCGTATCGCCCTGAAGGGTGTGCGCGTTTTCCGTTTCGGTCTGGCCGGGGCCGACACGACGCGTGACCGGGCTCGTCGCGTAGACGAACTCGCCGGAGCCGGGGATCATGACGACGGCGCGGACGCTCTGCTCGAAGGGATCGACGGCGCGGAAGACTTCGAAAGAAAGTTGAGGAAGGCGATTGCCATAGGGCTCGAGCAGCATGCGCTCGAAGACGATGTAGGCAATGCCGCGATAGGCGGGCGCGCCGTCGGCGCCGAGGTGGGCGACGATGAGATCGTCCGGCTGTTGGGCTTCGCTGCCGGTGTGGAGTCGCCAGGTGATCTGGGTGAGGTCAAGTTCTTTGCCGTCAGCCCATACGCGCCCGATCGATGTGATCGTGCCTTCGCTGAGGGCGACTGCGAGATTTGCGTAGTAGCGATAGCTGCGCGTGCTCGAACCGCCGCTGGCGCCGCCTTTGCCACTACCGCTGCTGTTCTTGACGACTTCCTCATCGAGCGTGGATGCCCAGATGACCTGGCCACCGAGACGCGCGCGCCCGATGATGCGGGGCACAGCCGCGCCTTCCGTCGACGCCGTGACGCGGAGATCGTCGAGGCGCGGGCCGCCGCGGGCGCGGGACTGGCCGGAGCCGCCGAGCAGGGCCTGATCGACATAGCTGCCGGCAAGCGCGCCGACCTGGCCGCCGATCATGGCGCCGGTGAAGGTCGCGCCGAGCACGGTGACGCCGGCCGGCAGCAGGGCCGAGCCGACCGCCGCGCCGGCGACTGCAAGAGCAAGCGTAGCCATCAGGGAACGATCCTGGGAAAGGAGAACGCAGCGGCAAGATGGCGGCGCCACCACGTGCCGAGCGGGACTTCGGCAACGGCGCGGCCCTCGATGGCGTGGATCATCGAGGTCGGGCCGGAGAGGATGCCGACATGCTTGGCAACGGCGTGGCTGCGATAGCGGAAGATGAGAACATCGCCGGGGGCGGCAGCAGCACGGTCGCGCTCGACAAGATGGCGGCGCGCGGCGGCGAGCATGGTCTCGGCGCCCGTCGCTTCGCCCCAGTCGTGCGCGTAAGGCGGAACGCCTTCGGCTTCTGCACCGTGAAGCACCCGCCAAACGCCGCGTACTAGACCAAGGCAGTCGGTGCCGATACCGCGAACGCTCGCCTGATGATGATAGGGCGTGCCGATCCAGCGCCGGCCCTCGGCGACGATATCCTCGCGCGTGTAAGTCATGACCTCAGGCTCCGGAACCGCGTCCGGCAGGGACCGGCGTGCTGCCAGGCTGGGCGACGGCGGTGACGAAGTCGTTGCCGGGCATGTGCGGGAAGCCGCGATAGTTCACGGCGTTGGCGAAGCGCGCAGCGCACGTCTCGATGCGCTTGTCGCAACCGGCTGTGGCCGTGATCATGTCGCCGATCGCGATCGGCTCGCCCATGGGCTGCCAGAGCTCGATCTCGACCATGCCGGCGCGGTGAGTGTGGCTCTTGATCTCCATGGCGCGACCGGTATTGGCACCCGAAGTGAAGACGAGGATGCCGCGGTTGAACCAGCCGGGTTCGTAGTCCGCGAGGCCGTCGATCGCGAGGCGGCGCGTGCCCGTAAGGGCGAGAATGGTGCCGCTTGCGCGATAGTCGGGCGAGGTGAGGTCGATACCGCAGCGGGTGTCGCCGAGATCGGCATCGCAGGTGTACTGGAACAGGCGGCCCTTGGGTTGCTGGAGGTAGTGCGCGAGGCCGCGTACCTCGGCGCTGAAGGCTGAGCCGGAGCGACGCACCTCGCCGAGCGAACCTGAGCGCAGGAGCACACGCTGGCTCGTGTCCTGCCAGTTGACGCGGAAGATCTCGATGGCCGCATCGTCGAAGTCCCCGGAGGCCAGCGCGATCTCGGAGAGCCGATCGGAAATGAGAGCGCCCGTCACCTCGAGGTTGTCGACGCTCAAGCCCACTTGATCGCGAATCTCGCTTGCCGTGAACCCGCTTGCCGCCTCGAAGATGGTGTCGTCGAAGGCGAGATCGCGATCATGATCGGTGAAGCCGAGCTTCGTGCCGTCGCGACGCGCGAGGCGCCAGCACGAGCAGAGAGTCGTGGCGCCGCATGCGAGATGTGCGGCGAGTGCGTCATTGAGCTGTTTCAAAGGCGCACCTCCACAACGGGGATCGACGGAATGGCGCCGTGGCTGAAGCCCTGGAGGCTCACTTCGAGCTTGTCGGTGTCGAAGCGGACAGGGACATCGAACTCGTAGCCGGCGGTGATAACGGTGCCTTCGATGGGAATGTGCTCGGGCGCGAAGGTGAGCAGACCTGTCGTCGGATTGGCGATGACAGCGGTGCCGACCGCCACGGGCGTTCCGTCGACGGCGACGAGCACGGTGCCGGCAACGGGCTTGGCAATTCGCCGCGACCACGGCGCATGAACGGAGCCGTAGCGCTTGACGAGCTGAAAAGCGGCGGTCTCGCCGTCGCCGATGCCGATCTGTTGATCGAGCGCTGTCGGTGTTGCGGACGGCGGGCACGAGCGGAAATCGGCGTGATCCTTCCAGCGGAAGCCGTAGAGGCGACCGCGCCGCTCCTCGAAGAAGGCGATGACGGCGTGAAGATCGTCGAGCGTCTTGATGCCGTAGCCGGCATTGTAGCTGCGGCGCGAGTCGGCCCAGCGGCTGTTGCGTTCCTCATGACCTGAGCCAAGCGCGACGACATCGGTGCGCCGCTCGGGGCCGCCGGTCGCGCCACGCGAGATGGCAGTCGGAAAGCGGATCTCGTGAAAGCTCATCGGTGGGCCTAGAGATTGCGTTCGGCGCGACCGAGCGCGCGGGCGACGAGGGCGGCGATCTGTGTTTCCGAGCGCGCGAAGCTCTCGATGTTGGGTGTCGCGATGTTGACCGTTATGTTCGATCCGCCGGTTCCGGATGCGGCGATGCCGAGACGCCCATCGGCAGTGCGTGCGAGCGGCATGATGGCTTCGGGGCCGCGCTCGCCGGCGAGGCCGGTGCGACCACCGCTCAGCGGAAACGCAACCGGCGAGGCGATCACGCCGCCTTTTGCGAAAGGGATCGGCGTGCCGTGACGCAGGACACCGCCCTTGGCAAACCCGAGACCCATGCCACCGGCGAAGATACCGCCGAGCATGCGGCCGACGGCCTGGTCGAGGGGTTTCATCGCAGCACTAAGCACCATGCGGGAGAGGCTGAGGCCCAAATTGCGGACGACATCGCCGAGCGAGCGACCCTGTACGGCAATGCCTTCGAAGGAAGAGATCATCGAGCGGCTGAACTGGCGGCCGACGAGCGCGGTACGCTGCAACTCGTTGCGGAGCGCACTGGTGTCGGCGCCAACGCTGATCTGCCAGTCGGCGACGCTCTCGGGCATGAAGCTCTCCTATCTATCGGGGTAGCGGGCCATCAGGCTGGCGAGCGACGGACGGTCGATGGCGTGCTGGTCGGGCGTGGGACCGAGGGCGCCTTCAAGCGCTGCGGCGAACTCACGCGGCGTCATCGACCACAGAACGGCCGGCGCGACGCGCAAGACGCCGAGGCCGACGCGCATCACGTCGCGCCAGGGAAAGGGCCCGTGGCACCGCCTTCCATAGATGGCGCGATGGTCTCCTCGGCCTTGGCCATGGGTGCGTCATCCGCAGCGCCGAAGGTGACTATGAGAAGGCGTGACACGATATCGACGAAGCCGGCGGCACCGCCTTCGGCGCGCATTCGTGCAACTGCGTCGTCGGTGAATTGATGTCCCGCACCGCGCAGGCCGGCACCGATGATGCGTACGGCATCGCGCGCACTGAGGCGACCGCGACCGAAGCGCTCGGCGAGGGCGAGCATGTCCTCGTCGCCGAAGGTGGATTCGAGCTCGGCAAGCGCGCCGAGCGTGAGGCAGAGGCGGAGCGACTGTCCGTCGAGGACGGCATCGATCTCGCCGCGGTGGAGGTTGGCCATCGAGCGCTCCTTACGGTGCGGTGAAGGTGAGTATCCCGGCAGACTCGAGCGTGATCTCGAAGGCGACCTCGGCGTCGTGGCGGCCGGAGAGCTCGAACGAGGTGATCTGGAAGAGGCCTTCGATCGTGCCGAAATCCGGGATCACGACCTGCCATTCGCGGATCGTGCCGTCGAAGACATAGGCGCGGATGGTGGCGTCGGACGTCGCGTCCTTGAAGATGCCGGCGCCAGCAACGCGCGCGCTCTTGACGCCGGCGCCAGCGAGCAGCTCGCGCCATTCGCCCGCGGAGTCGGCGTGCGTGATGTCCACGGTCTCGGCGTTGAAGGAAATGGAGCGGGATCTGAGGCCGGCAACGGTCGAGAAGCTGCCAGTGCCGGTGGTGTCGACCTTGAGGAGTAGGTCCTTGCCTTTTTGAGCGGCCATTGCTGGGAGTCCTTAGCTGGCGATAGGTTCGAGGACGGCGCGGAAGCGGGCGGAAATGCGATAGGTGTCGCCGTCGCGCTCGTGGCGAGTCTCGGAAGACTCGTGGCGGAGGTTCACGAGGTGATGGTCCGCGAGTGAGAGCGGCGCATCGTGGAGAGCGGCGCGGACGGCATCGGCGAGGAGATGCGCCTGCTTGTGGCCCGCGCCGCGCGACCAGGCATTGACGGTGAAGATGATCTCGGTGCCGGGCTCCGTGCCGGTTGCCCAGTCGCGAGCGATGAAGTTGGCGAGCGCGAGATAGGGAAAGGCGGTGCCTTGCGGAACGTCGTCATAGACGCGCGCCGAGCCGAGCAGAGAGAGAACGCCCGTATCAGCGGCGAGAGCAGCGTGGACCGCTTGCTGAAGATCCCAGGCGGCGCTGGACATGAGCTAACTCCTGCGGTCTTGGCGGGGCGGCCGTCGCTCTGCGGGTGGCGGTGTCGATGGCGGCGCATCGTTCTCGACAGGCGGCGGTGCGCTGGTGGCGCGCGCGCGGACAAGCTGCTCGATGCGCTCGGCGAGGCGGCTCTGATCCTGCCCCGTGATGTTGACAGTGATCTTCACAGGCCACGCTCCATGCAAAGGCACTTGAGCCATTGGCGGCGTTCATCGATGCCGATGATGGCCATGATCTCGAAGCGGCGGCTGCCGAAGACCAGACTCATTGCGGGAACCACATCAGCTCGGTAGCGAAGCGTGATTTCATGCGAGATGCGGCCGGCGATAGCGTCGGCGTCGAAGCTTTCACTGCCGCCGGTCGGACGGATCTGTCCCCAAACCTGCCCGACGGTAGCCCAGGTCTCGGCAGCGCCGCCGCCACCATCAGGCGTGCGGATCGCAGTTTCGAGTGTGAGGCGGTGGCGGAGCCGGCCGATTGCGGAGCGCATCAGAGCCGCCTCTGGCGATAGGGCGAGAGAAGCTCGGAGACAGCGCCCGGAACGACTGTCGCGGTGCCGATTTCGACGGGCTCGCGATTCTCGTACCAGTAGGCCGTGAGCAGCAGCAGCGCCTGGCGGATCGGCTGCGGCACGTCCGATGGCACATCCCCATAACCGGCGGTGAAGTCGATCTCGATACCGTTGGCGGCGAGGTTCGATGCGGGTGCCGTACCAGTGCCGCGCCAAACGAGGCGGGCGGGATTGGCAGCGCCGTCCAGTATGAAGGCGTCGGCGTCGAGCTCCTGGATCTCATCATTTCCTACGTGGACGCGGACAGCCGTCAGACTCTGAACCGGGCGGAGAGGTAGATTGAGCGTGCGCGAGCGGGGCCACGCATCGCGTTTGTCGCGCCAAGACTGTGTGATGAGCGCGAGATCGAGCGCAGCCTCGATGTGCAGACGCGAGGCCATGATGAGGCTCTGGATGAGCGTATCCTCGGCATTCGTATCGACGCGCAGATGGGCTTTGGTCTCGGCGAGCGTGACCGGTTCGACGGTCGGTCCGCTGAGGAGAGTGATGGCCATGGCAACCTCGTGCAGAAAACCGAGTGGGCAGGCATTTGCACGGGCGGCACCGGCTGCGGGGAAGGACCGGTGCCGCCCGTACCCGCCTCGGATGAGCGACGGTCGAAGCGCGCGGCGTCGAGGGGAGACGTGCGCGCACGCAGCCGATCAGCGGCGACAGGCCGGGGCGTGCGAGATCGCCGGCGGTCGCGAGGCCTGATCGGGTTCGACAGTTCTTCGCAGCCCGGCCCGTGGGGGTGCAGGGGACGAGATACGCGGCTTGTCCGAGGCGAAGCGGGGAAGCGATCAGTCGCCGAACTGGAGGAGCTTGATCGCGTCGAAGTCTTGCACGCCGCCGCCGACGCGCTTGGTCGTGTAGAAGAGTACGTAAGGCTTCGACGAGTAGGGATCGCGCAGGATGCGGATGCCGACGCGGTCGACGATCAGGTAGCCGCGGCGGAAGTCACCAAAGGCAATGGCGTAGGCATCCGCGACGACATCCGGCATGTCCTCGGCTTCGGTGACCGGGAAGCCCATGAGTGATGGTGCCTCGCCCGGGCTGATGGCGGGATGCCAGAGGTAGTGGCCGTCGCCGTCCTTGAGCTTGCGCACAACGGCCTGCGTCGCGCGGTTCATGACGAAGCGCGCATTGGCACGATAGGCGGCCTTGAGCGTGTAGACGAAGTCGATCAGCTTGTCGCCCGGGTTGCTCGCCGGGAAGGAGGCGTCGGTGCCGGTCTTGACGGAACCGATCTTGCCCCATACCCAGCTTCCCTCGGCAACCTTGTCGTAGTGCATGAAGCCGGTCGGTCGGCTGCTGCCATTGCCGGTGACGAAGGCCGTGCCTTCCTGCTCGGCGAATGCGGCGCGGACTTCCTCGGCGATCCATTGGTCGACATCGACAGCGGCATCGTCGAGAAGCGCGGGCGTTGCCGCCGGCATGGCGTAGAGTTCCATGGTCGGGAAGGAGAGCTCGGCGAGCGTCGGCGAGGTCGTCGTTGTACGCGCGCCCGTCTCTGCAACCCAGCCGGAGCCGGCGCCGGCAATCGAGAACGGCTTTTTGAAGACGGAGCCGGAAACCTGGCGAACGCTCGCGATGGCGCGGATTGGAGAGATTTCCTTGAGCGCGGCGTTGACGGTCGTCTCGGTTTCGGCTGGGACGAGATAGCCACCGTCCGGGCCGGAACCGACGGAGAGCGCTTTGCTCTCGATGTCGAGGAGGCCGCCGGTCTCACCTTTACGGATGTAGCCGTCGAAGGCGGTGCGATGCTCGCGTGCGAGATGCGCGTTGGGGCCGTTCGACGAGAGCGGCGGGCGCGCAGATTTCAGCGAGATCTCGTCGAGGCGGCGCTTGTGATCGTCAAGCGCACGATCGAGGCGGTCGAGCTTGTCGGTGGTTAGCGGATCGGCCGCGCCGCGCGTCTCGATGTCGGCAAGACGGCGGTCGTTCTCTTCCTTGTAGGTCTCGAAGGCGCGGAGGAGATCGTCGAGCGCGTGGTCGAGGCCGGCGCTGCTCTTGGTTTCGAGCGTGGTCATGAGAGAGAGATGTCCTTCAGATGGAGGGCGATGAGCGAAGGTAGGCAGCGACGGCAGCACATCGGCTGGCGAGCCGGGCTGCCTCGCATGGGACGGCGGCGGCATCCCGCAACGCGGCCAGACCCTTGAAGCCCGAGCGGAGAACAGCGCGGGCTTCCGTGCGCGTGAGCCCAGCGTCCTGCGTGAGCCAGCGTTCGAATTCACGTTCCGACGGTCGGCCGTTCGCAAATGGTCGCGACTTCGTCGTGGCGATGCGGGCCTCGGGCAGCAGCGGGAATGTGACGATCGAGATTTCCCAGAGATCGACCCTCTCGATGCGGCGCACGCCGCGGGCGCGATCGCGATGCGCCTTGACGGTTCGAAAGCCGATCGAGAGACCGTCAATGGCGCCGGCACGCATGAGCGAGAGAACTTCGCGGGCCCGAGCAACGGCCGGCATGAGGCGGCCCCGCACGAAGAGGCCTTTGGTATCCTCGGCGAGCGTTTCCCATACGCCGATCGGCTCGGAAGGATTGTGCTGGAAGAGCATCCGCACACCGCCCGGGCCGCGAGCCGCGAGCGTGTCGCGGAAGGCGCCTGGCATGACGACATCGCGGCCGAGGTCCTGCCGGCCGAAAAGCGAGGCATAACCCTCGAAGGCACCGTCGTCGGCAACGCTCTTCATGTCGAGGGCCGTGAACTTCGCTTCGTGCGGAAGCACGCGCTGAGGGGTCGCGGATCGAGGCTCGATCACGATGGAACGCTCCGGTTTTGCTTGGGGTTGCGCGTGGCCGCGATCAGGTCGGGGCCGGCGTCGGGGGATCGCTCTCGGCAAGCGGGCTATAGCCGGCGGCGGCCCGCTTCTCGTTGAGCGTGAGGAAGGATGCCCTGTCGAGGCGTGCCCAGAGGGCCTCGCGTTCGGGGGAAAGGGCCTCGACGGCGTCGAGATCGGGGCGCAGCTCGAGGTCTACGTCCCAGGCCGGTGCGAGCCAGCGTGAGAGCGCCTTGGATGTGCGGCCGACAAGCGGGATGACGCTCTGGCGCCAGAAGCCGCGCGTGGCTTCGGCCATATTGGCGTAGGTGTTGTCGCCGGGGATGCCGAGCAGCATGGGCGGCACGCCGAGAGCGAGCGCAATCTCGCGGGCAGCGGCGTTCTTGGCTTCGAGGAAATCCATATCCTTGGGAGAGAGCGACATGGATTTCCAGTCGAGGCCACCTTCGAGCAGAAGCGGTCGGCCAGCATTGGCGGTGCCCTGAAATCCTTGCTCGAGCTCGGCCTTCAGGCGCTCATATTGTTCGGTCGTGAGGTTGCCGTCGCGCGCCGTGTAGACGAGAGCGCCGGAGGGACGGGCGGAGTTGTCGAGCAGCGCCTTGTTCCAGCGCGTCGCGGTGTTGTGGAGATCGATGGCCGTAGCGGCGGCTTCGAGCGGGCTCATGCCGTAGTGGTCATGTGCGGCATGAAAGAGCTTCATGTGCAGGATGCTGCGCACGCCCGGCACGCAATCACCGGCAAGTCGAACGGAGCGACCTGCGACCGTGTACTCGTAGGCCTCGGGCCAGCCGTCAGCACCGGGCACGACCTTAATGCGATCGGGCCGGAGAACATGCAGCTCGCGGATTTCGTCGTCTATGGCGACAGCTTCGATATAGCTGTTGCCGGCGACGAGCAGGTGGCCGAAGAGCGTTTCGAGAAATTCGGGTCCGACCTGAGCAGGGTTCGGGCGAGCGATCAGATCGGGTAGTGCGTGCGCCTCGATCTCGTCCTCGCCGCGATAGAGCAGCAGGGGCACGGAGGCTGCAGTCTCGGCGATCATGCGGACGCAGCGATAGACGATCGCGTTGCTCATGAAGCCTTCGCGGGCAAAGGCAGCATAGTCGCGCGGCGTCCAGGCGGGCTGGCGGAGCGTATCGAGCGCGATGAGCGGGCCGACGGCGCTCGCCTTTGTGTCCGCACGTGGCACGGCTCTGCCGACCCAGCGGCCGAGGAGGGCGCCGAGCGAGGTCGCAACGGATGTCGATGTCATTCAGAGCGTCCGTATGGTTGGGCTGCGCGGATTCGTCAGCATGAGATCGGTGAGCGCCCACACGAGCGCGTCGAGCCGGTCGGGGCTTTTGCCTTGGGCAAGGCCATCGGCACCGAACGCGCACATCTGGCTTTCGAGTTCGGGCCACTCGCCGACATGGATCACGCGGCCCTCGGCATAGAGCGCGGAGACGGGCTCGGCACGAACCCACTTGCCGCGCGTCGCCCGCACGGCGCGGATCGGCACGGAGGCATCGACCTGGCGCATGACGCCGACGACGAGATCGCCGCCCTGGATTACTTCGGCGACAATGCGGTCGGCAGCGAAGTCGCGATAGGCGGCAATGGCCGCTCGCGCCCAGACAGTCGGCTCGCGGCCGCGGATGGTGCGGTCGGCAAGAATGTAGGCACGCCCGTCCTCGCCGAGACCGGCGACGATGATGCCGCAGGCGTCGGAGGTCGCGTTCGACGTAACCGGCGGATCGACGGCGACGACGATGCGCGCAAGCTCGGGCGGCGCGGCGATGCGATGCTGATCGAGCCAACTCTTGCGCCAGAGGCCGCCGCCGCGGTCCTCGACGATCTCGCCGTCGATCTCCTGGCGGCCGAGGGCGGTCCCGCCGTAGCGATTGAGAACGCTCGAGAGGAACGAGGGAGCGAGGTTGGCGGCATTGTCGGTGGTCTTTGCGCGGGACGTCACGGTTGCCTCATCGGCCATGAGCTTCTTGAGGAGCGCGATCGGTCGCGGAGTCGTCGTGACGACGGACTGCGGATGCCGGCCGAGGCGAAGCGCGAACTGCAACATGTCCCAGGCGTGCTGGGCGCGGCGCCATTTCGCGAGCTCGTCGCACCAAGCGGCGTCGAACTGCGGACCGCGCAGGTTGTCGGGATCATCGGCGGCGTACATCTGGGCGATGGTTCCGTTCGACCATTGGATCTGATTGCGCGAGACGTCGTAGTGCGGCCGTTCGTTAGGCGCATGGACAGCAAGGAGGCCGGAGACGCCCTAGATCATGACGCTGCGCACCTGTGCGATGGTGAGGCCGATGAGAGCGATGCGGCGTGCCGGCGCGTCGTCGCCTATGTCCAGACCAAGAGCGCGGGCGCGGACCCATTCGGCGCCGGCGCGGGTTTTGCCCGATCCGCGACCGCCGAGAATGAGCCAGGTCTGCCAGGCTCTGCCGCCTTCTGTCGTGACCGGAGCGAGCTGGTCGTTGCGGGCCCATACCTGCCAGTCATAGGCGAGGCGGATGATCTCAGGTGCCGAGAGCGTGCCTAGGGCAGCTTCGCGCTCAGCCTCAGGCAGGGCGGACAAGCCGAGCAA